GGTATACTTGGACAATCTTCATTAGTTGGAGTATTATTACCATCGATAGTAAAATCAGGTAAACTTGGTGTGTTAGCAAGTTGATTTATTACATGATTTGGTGAATCACTTAATATTGTTTTGCCAGTTGCTAAGTCTCTATGTCTTATTTTTAATGTTTGATTAACTACGTAACTTGTGCCTGGATTGGTCAAAGAGATAGATGTAATTGCACCTGTACGTCTACTTAATGTAACATCCGCTTGAGCATTAAATCCAATGTTACTAGGACTATCACTTAATAACTCTACACTTCTTACAATAGGAGAATCTAAAAGATTTTGTATACGGTCTAGTTCAGGAGAGTCTCCACTAACTATAGAAAAGGTAACAATTCTTTTAGCTGGTGAGTCTACTGAATCTACATTTAAAACAAGATTACGATACGGACTATCGTTAGGGGAATCCTCTCCAAGTTGTGTTCCTAAAACCGTTATATTATCATTTACATTATAACCAGCTCCACCTTGATTAAGAGATACAGTATTTATAGCTCCTGTAAATGAATTTATAGTAACATCAAAAGAGGCTAGATCACCATCAGTATTTGGATTGTTACTAAAAACATTAGTAAATGTATGTTCCTCTCTAGTAACACGAGGACTATTTCCAAGTGGAGAGTCACCATTTAAAAGACTAATTGTTCCAATCCTATTCTGATTAGGAAAGTTAGATAATATCAAACTATTACTAGTGAACTGTACTTCAAACTTTTTGTCTAAATCTATGTTTGTTTTATATGTTCTTAAATTCGGCATATCATATCCTAACTAGTAAATCCAAAATCATCGCTATCTAAATCTTCTGTATTAGGTCTAACTATTAATGTTTCTAAAGGAGTTGCAGTAGAAGAACTAACCACAGTAAAGTCTGCAATGTCTGTAATAACTTTTCGTATAACAGATTGAGAAGAAGTATCAGGAGCGAACCTAACTTTCATAGTAAAGTCTAATGTATAAACTAATGTACGTCTTCCTGTAAACTCTCCTTCGTACTCATCAGTAAAAGAAACTCCATCTAAAATAATTGGTACATCTGTTTTAGAACCTGGCCCTTCGATGTCTTTCATCGTAACTGTATATTCAGGTGAAAAGGTTGGTAGTATTTGTTCCACTATTTGTAAAGCGTCTTCTTGATTACGAGTTAGTATGTTTAATTGCATACCAAGAATATAAGGAACACTTTGAAATGTAGTATTTTTTGTAGCCGTACTAGCCCCAGCTGAAATAGTTTTATTCATTCTGTTTAGTTTAGTTGATGAATCATAAGTTATTGAAGTAATCTCAAAAGACATTCTTGGTAATTTAATACCGACTCTTTGTTCTCCGAGGTCTTGTTTAGCTCTTTCTAAAAACTTTTGTCTAGGCCCATAAGAGATAGGAACTCTTTGTGTTTGTGACATAGTTGTTCCATCATAACGACCTATAATAATATTATTAAAAAGTGTACCGAATACAGATACAACTCTTTTTATAGTCGCGTTATAAAAATGTTTACCACTAAGCATTAGGTTCTCCAAATGGGTTTATTTCACTAAAGTCTATGTAATTATTATTTAGAGCTTCAAAATCAGCTGAATCATCATATACATCTAGGTCATGTATTTCAGTTGTTAAATCTTCTGAACCTACAACATCAGCTGTAGCTCCTGATTGTACACCTGTTAAAGTTGTTCCACTTCCTATTTTTGGAATATCTCCCGTAGTAGTTGAGAATCTTAATGAACTTAAATTAATTACTAATGGGTCTACTTGGTCATTCCAACCTAATACTTCACAGGACGCAACTGAACTATCTGTAAATGTAACAGTAACATCTTCTCCTAATAAGAAACCAGCCGTACTTGTAATCTTAATTGGTACACTAGTAGTGGTTGCGTGTATAGATTGTATCGCGTCGATTTGTGGATTACCTGTATCAATGTCTTCTCCACTATACTCAAACATTTCACATTGTAATTTAAATGTAGGTAAATTCTTTAATTGATAAAATGGTTGCTCATGTTCTACAAACTTAATTTCAAACAATGATTTAGTTAAAGGAATATAAATTAAATCACCTTCTGCAGGACGATTACGGTCTTCCTGACTTTCTTGTAATGTTTGAAAGAATGTTCTACGAGCTACTTGAAGATTAACAGAATCTTTTATGTCTACACCAAACTTACTTAATAAAGTTCCTTCACCTTCGAAACCTTCAGCTGATTCGATATACATTTCAATTAAGTGAGCTTCGTCAAATCGTGATTCAATAACTTCATTAGTTATATCATCGAAACTTACAATACGTCTAGGCATGTAATAAACATCAGTACCATAGATACCCATAGCTTCTATGACTATCTCTTCATAGAAGTTTTGTTCTGTTACAGAACCTTGTGTGAAATAAGTATTCTTTGGCATAACATAACCTTACCCTACGTAGAATGCTGGTGGCATTTCATATTTTAATTGAACTTCTTCTTCGAACTGTCTAATCTCTTCAACAGCCTCATCATAAATTTGCTGACCATTTAATTCGACTCCGCCGGGTAACTGTATACCTTGAAACTTTTTAAGATTAATACCCCATTGACGTTTAATCAATGCTGTCAAATATCTTTTTAAGAACATATCATTATATACTTGTGTTGATGTTGGTTCGGTTGGAGCTTCCGAATCATACCCTGAACCATACGTTGTAGATGTATTATTCGTTTTAGGTACAATGGCTTCATAACCCTCAAATATTAAAAAGTCATTTTCTTTTAAATCTGTTCCCCATCTAGTCTCAATAAACAATCTATTGATATGTCGATTAAATCTAACAGTTTGGTCTTTACCATCAAATATTTGATCAATCATTGCAATGTGGTCTTGAGTCATTCTATAAGTTAACATAGATGATTGAGGTGCTCTTAAATCATATACATCATTTAACATCATTTGATATTGAATATCGAAATCTCCTGAACCACCTGAATTTAAATCAAATGGTAATACACGAGTTACAGTTAGATATGTATCGGGGATAGTGATGTATCTATTAGTTACATCTGCGGCTGTTATCTTGTATTTACGAAATCTACGAATAGTCGCATCAGCGTGATACTCTTGATAAAACTGTAGGGCTTCATCAAGACGGTCACCGAGTTGGTCATCGTCAATATTGATTTCGATAACAGGAGCTCCAAGAGCTCTTAAACAATAGTCCACTAGGGACTGTCTAGAATTTGGTTTTGACATATTACTATTTATATCCTTTTTAGTGTAAATCCTAATTAAATCTCTTACTACTATTTATAAATACATTATACCTGTGATAAAGGAATAGTGTATTATGGATAGAAAGATATTGATTATTGGTAATGGGCCTGACGTTATTACAAAAAAACGCGGAAAATTTATTGACAAATACTTTGATGATGTGTTAATATGTAATCAGAGTTTATTTAAACTAGAAAGTCATAAAGAATATCTAGGAACTCCTACAATTTGGGGTACTTGTGGCTGGACAAAAGTATTTAAAGATACTGTTTTAACTTATAGTGAAAAACATAGTATGTTGTTTGACCCATCTAAAGAGTTAAAAGATAGTATTTACGATTGTTTAATCAATTCATCTATCAAACATATTTGGGTAAATCAAGATTCTCAACTTATGTCAACAGCTGAATTTGATTTTGAAATACCCGAACACATTCCAACTCAAGGTATATCAAATGGATATAATATAGAAAAATATGGTAAAGATCATCACTCTCTTGGATTACAAAGTATTATACATTCTTTTGATTTATATGAAAAAGTATATTACATGGGAATAGATTCTTATACTAAAGGACATCATTGGTATCAAGAAAAAGAGCCTGACAATACTATGTTTTTAGTTCATGGCGGAACAGATTATTTTATGGAACGTATGATAATGAGAGATTTAATTAAAGAAAATAAAGTGATACACATAGATGAAGTATTCTAAATATTTAACTTCTTGTGAACTCAACCCGATTGAGGCATGTAATAGAAGATGTTCTTTTTGTCCACGAGTCTCGAAAGAATTATTTCCTAATCGATATGATCAAAACATGACGCCTGAAACATATCGTAATATACTAAAACATTTACAGGAATCAGACTTTGAAGGTTATGTTTCATTTGCTGGGTTTGGTGAACCACTGTATGCTAAATATTTATTTGAAGGATTAGAAATAATATCTCCACACTATGATGTAAAATTAATTACAAATGGAGATAGACTAACTACAAAAACATTATGTAAATTAAAAGAGTATGATATTCCAATGTTCAAAGTAGATTTATATGATGGTGAACATCAATTAATAAAACTACAAAGAATATTGAAAGAAAGTAATTATGATAAACCTATTTTTATTAACAAAATTTATGAAGGAGAAAAAAATGAGGCTTACACAAAATACTATAATCGAGGTGGTTCTGTAGATGTAAAAAGTGAGGCTGGATATGATAATAATAGAATATGTCATTTACCATTTAATAAGTTAATGATTGATTGGAATGGTGATTATCTTCTTTGTATGTCAGATTGGTTTCGTAATTCCGATATAGCTCAAGATAAATCCTATAATGTGAATCAAATGGGAATTGATGAATACTTAACTAGTCCAAAATTTAAAACATTTATTAACAAAATGAAAACTACAAAACGACAGGGGCTTACTCCCTGTGAAACCTGTGATATTGATGGAACACTGATGGGTAAAACATGGGATTATTAAAACTACAAAATGAAGAGGTTCGTATAGAACCTACTAATATGTGTAACTATTCTTGTACTATGTGTCCTAGAGATAAACATACTCGTACACAAGATGTCATGTCTATGGATTTATATAATTCTATTATAGAACAAATCGTAGAACTAGGAGCTAAGAAACTTGTTCTAACAAACTTTGGAGAACCTTTTCTCGACCCAACTTTAGAATTAAAAATAAAGATAGCTAAAGAACATAACTTAAATACATATATTATTACAAACGCTTCTTTGTTTCATAGAAAATCTATATACGATAAAAATAAAACAAAGATACAAGTAGCTATAGAAAGTGGTCTTGATGAACTACGATTAAGTTTTTATGGTAATACTAAAAGTAAATATCGTGGTATAATGAGTGGCGGTAACTTTGATAGAACTATAGAAAACCTTAAAATCCTTAATCAATATAAGGGTAGGTGTGAAGTTAGTCATTATCTATTAGAGTTCGATGAAGAAGAAAACTTTGATTCATATCCCAAAGAACTAAAGGATGTAGTTGATTACTTTGAAATATGG